AATAATCTGACAACTTACGGAGACCGGCGAGTGGAGTTTAATTTTACTGCGTGAGAATTTTACAGAGACCCCTACCCTAAAAAGGAGGCGATATATGTGGCGAAATTGGAAGATTTATCAAAACAAGATCGGATTAAACGGGAAGTACGAAAACTTAAAAAGATATATAAAGAAATACCTAAAGATAAAGAGACATTAATTGATGGTCTTATCCAAAGAGCCGCATATATGCTGGTAACTCTGGAAGATTACGAAAAAGACATTGATGAAAATGGTTATGTTGAAATGTTTACTCAGTCTGAAAAAACAGAACCATATGAGAGAGAGCGTCCAGTAGTAAGGCTGTATAACACCATGAATAAAAATTATCAAAGTATTATTAAACAGCTAAGCGACTTGTTACCTAAAGACAGTTCACAAACAAAAACCGACCCGTTACTGGAGTTTATTAAAAAATGACACTAGAACTCTACGAATATGGAAATGCAGTTATAAAAGGTGACATAGTCGCTTGTCATAGAATTAAGCAAGTTTATAAGATACTACTTGATGAATTAGAAACATCTAACAGCGATTGGAAGTTTGATATAGATAGAGCAAATAGACCGATTGAATTTATTGAACAGTTTTGTAAACAGTCACAAGGAAAAATAGGCGCACCATTAGAACTAATGTTGTTTCAAAAAGCAAAGTTTCAAGCCGTATTTGGATTTGTTCACAAAGACGAAGAAATTCGAAAGTATACAGAAGTACTTGATATTCGAGGACGCAAAAATGGAAAAACAACAGAAAACTCAGCCATTGCTTTATATGGTTTAGTTGCTGATGATGAAGGGGCACCAGAGATATATTTTATTGCTACTGCATTAGATCAAGCAAAAAAAGGGTTTAATGAGTCTTGGAATATGGTTAGGCAAAGTCCAGATTTGAGAAAACATATTAGAAAACGTCAATCAGACTTATATTTCACGATTAACATGGGATTCATTAAAGCATTAGCAAGTAATTCTAATTCACTTGATGGTTTGAATGGACATTTTATAGTTATTGACGAGTTGGCAGCTATTAAAAATCGGGATATTTACGATTTAATGAAACAATCAATGTCTTCACGTCGGCAACCTTTATTAACAACAATAACCACTAATGGTTTCGTTCGTGACGGCATATTTGATTCACAATACGAATATGCCTGTGGTGTTTTAGATGGAAAAATAAAAAACGAACGTTTTTTGCCGTTGATTTATGAATTGGATGACCGTGACGAATGGGACCAAGAAGACTGTTGGATTAAAGCTAATCCAGGACTTGGAGTTATAAAATCGATTGACACTTTAAGAGAAAATGTTCAAAAGGCAAAAGATGATCCTTCATTTAAACCAACAGTGATGGTAAAAGATTTTAATATGAAAGAAAACTCAGCAACCGCTTGGTTGACATGGAATGAGATTGAAAACAAAACTAAATTTGATTTTAATAAAATGGGTTTTCGTTATGGTATAGGTGGATTTGACGCTGCTGATACCACAGACTTAAACGCTGCAAAGGCATTATGTATGAGGCCTAACGATTCAAATATTTATGTGAAATCTATGTACTGGATGCCAGAAGAAGTTTTAAATCAAATGACCAAAGATGGAAACCGGAGGGAACGCGATAACGTTCCTTATTTGTTATGGGAAAGACAAGGTTATTTGCGAACATATCCAGGAAATAAAGTGGATAAAAAAGTATTTTTGGATTGGTTTAAGGAATTACGAGACGAACACGATTTATATGTCTTATATATCGGATATGACCCTTGGCACATCGATGACAGTTTACTAAGAGAATTTAAAGCAGAATTTGGTCCAAATAGTATGATTCCTATCCGTCAAGGGCCAGCAACAATGTCTCAACCACTAAAAGAATTAAAGGCGGATTTAGGTGCAAAAAGGATTGTTCATAATTGCAATCCGATAGATATGTGGAATCTAAGCAATGCAGAAATTAAAGCGGATATAAACGGAAATATCCAACTTGTGAAGGGGATGGATCCTAGAAAACGGATTGATGGTGTTGTTGCATTAGCAAATGGTTATATTGCCCTTAAAGATAAATATGACGAATACACAAACATTATTTAAGGAGGTGATAGCTTGGCACTCTGGAATCGAAAAAAGAATAAAGAACCAGAAACGCAGAAAACCGTTGTCCAGTTAGTTACGGAAAGTGGAAACGGTTTTTATTCGTGGAACGGGAATTTGTACAGGTCTGATATTATTCGTTCCGCTATTCGCCCAACGGCGAGGGCCGTCGGAAAATTAATACCGAAGCATATTCGGGAGGACCCAAAAGGGATGAAAATTAATCCAGATGTATATATGCGCTTTTTGTTAGAAGAGCCTAATCCGTTCATGGGCGGACAACTGTTCCAAGAGAAGATGACGACACAATTATTGTTGAACAATAACGCTTTTGCTTTAATTGTCCGGGACAATTTGGGGTTACCAAATCAAATCTATCCTATCCCGGCTATAACCACAGAGGCGGTATATGAAGACAACGAACTGCATTTGAAATTCGGTTTGCGTAACGGGAAAATATTTCAGTTTCCGTATCGTGATATTATCCATTTGCGGCAAGATTTTAATGAGAATGATATTTTCGGAGAGAGTCCGGCGCCATCATTAAAAGAACTGATGGAAGTAGTAACAACAACTGACCAAGGTGTTATTAAAGCGATTAAAAACAGTAATGTCATTAAATGGATTTTGAAATTTTTACAAACATTACGGCCGGAAGATATCCGGAAAAATGTACAAGAGTTTACAAAAGACTATCTGTCTATTGATAGCGAAAATGGCGGCGCCGTTGGTGTAGACGCCAAGGCTGACTTGATACAAGTTAAGCCGGAAAGTTATGTTCCTGATGATAAACAGATGGACAAGACTATACAACGGGTTTACAGCTTTTTTAATACGAACATCAACATTGTTCAATCCCGATTTACCGAAGATGAATGGAATGCATTTTATGAATCGGTGGTTGAGCCGATCGCTATACAGTTAAGCCAAGAGTTCACAAGAAAATTATTTAGTAGACGAGAAAGAGGATTCGGAAACAAAATTATCTTTGAATCATCGAATCTACAATACGCTTCAATGTCTACGAAGTTAGGACTCGTACAAATGGTAGACCGTGGTGCCATGACGCCGAACGAATGGCGGTCTGTAATGAATCTCGGCCCAATTGAAGGCGGAGATAAACCGATTAGACGGTTAGATACCGCCCCGGTAGGAGGTGATAATAGTGGCGAAGGTGAAAATTAAGGGAACTATCGTATCAAACAACGATAAATGGATTTACGAGTGGTTTGATATGGAGGCTACAAGTCCAAATGATGTTAGTAATGTTTTAGATCAGTTAAACGGTGAAGAAGTAGAAGTCGAAATAAACTCCGGTGGTGGCGATGTTTTTGCCGGAAGTGAGATTTACACAGCATTGAAACGCTATCCGGGAAAAGTGAAAGTAGACATCCCGGCAATCGCCGCAAGCGCCGCAAGCGTTATTGCAATGGCGGGGGATGTGGTGAGGATATCGCCAACCGCGCAAATAATGATTCACAATGTATCATCACGGGCAAGCGGTGATTACCGCGTCATGCAGCATGAAGCGGATGTACTAAAAAATTACAACAAATCTATTGCAAATGCCTATATTTTAAAAACAGGTATGTCACAAGAAAAATTACTCGAGTTAATGAATAAAACAACATGGCTTAATGCTCAACAAGCAAAAGAATTAGGTTTTGTTGATGAGGTTATGTTTGACGAAGGTAATCAGTTAGTCGCAAGCGTGACAAACGGGTTTGTGTTACCGACGGAAGTAATCAACAAAATTAGAAACCTAGTTAAACCGTCAAATAATGACGTTAATGATAGAAAAATTTACCAAGCAAGATTAAATTTTTTAAAACTGAAAGGGGATAAACAGAATGAAGTATAATGAGTACATTAAAAAACGGAACGAAATGTTAAATGAAGCAGAAAAACTTTTAAACGATGGCGATTTGAAGGGTTATGAAGCGAAAGAACAAGAGATTAAGGAATTGGATGAAAAATATGAAGCGGCTGCAAAGGCACAAGCCAACATGAACGCTTTAAAAAATCAAGTTCCTACTGAACCGATAGTGAATATGATTGTTGATGATGGCGGCAAAGTGGCAACAACTGTAGTAAATGAAAAAGATGAACAAAAGGTATATCTAAATGCTTGGGCGAACTACATGCAAGGTAAGTCAATCGAAGGTCAAGAAAAGGATATATTTGATAAAGTAAATGCCGAATTCAGCAACGCTTATACACATGACACAAACAACACTGCTATTCTAATTCCTGAAACTGTTGTTGATGGTATTTGGAAACGTGCCGAAGAAATGTATCCATTTTTAGCTGATATTCGTAAATTTAATGTTCGTGGAACATTGACGATGAAAAAACATACTGGTATTACTGCAGGTGATGCTAAATTCTATTCAGAGGGTACAGTAACGGAAGACGAGCAAAATCAATTTGGTGAAATTACCTTATCGGGTTGTGAACTTGCTAAAGCTATTACTGTATCATGGAAATTACGATCAATGGCAACTGAAGAGTTTATACCGTTTATCATTAATGAGTTAGGCGAACGTGTTGGTGTAGCATTAGGTACTGCTGTACATCAAGGTGCTGGCCCAACCGCAAGCCCGAGAGAACCTGAAGGCGTTCAAACTGCATTATTAGCGGAGTCTGGTACACCACAAATTGTTACTTATGATCCAGACAATACAACAACACCAGTATCGCTAAAATACGAAATGCTTACAAATGCGATCTCAAAAATTCATTCGTCTTATTTAAGCGGTGTCGCCATTTACGCAAACAACGCTACAATTTGGAATGAATTAGCTAACTTAAAAGATGGTAATGATCGACCTTTGTTTATTCCAGATGTAACTAGTGGTGGAGTTGGGCGAATTCTTGGCTTTGTTGTGAAACCTGATGCTGGTGTTGAAGATGGAAATATTTTAATCGGAAATGCTGCGGCTGGTTACATCATGAATACAAATGAACCAATGTCAATTGCAACAGAAGAACATGTCAAAGCTAGAACTGTAGATTATGCAGCATATACTATCGTTGATGGAGCAGTACTAGATACTAAAGCATTTGCATTAATTAGAAAAGTTCCAGCAGTTTAAGGGGCTGATCTAAATGGCTAAAGTATTAAAGGAGTTCCAAGATAAATACACAAAAATAATTTACCAACCGGGCGATTCTTATGAACATAAAAATGTTAAAAGAATCGCCTCTTTAGTTGATAAAGGTTATTTGGAACAACCGGATGAAGAATCTCGCGGGAAAGCGAGTGAATAACCATGCCGTTATTTGATGATGTAAAAAGTGCTTTACGAGTTACCACTGATGATATAGGCATAAACCAAGAAATTAATGATTTAATTGGCGCTGCCCGTTCGGACTTAATCCGGGCGGGTGTATTAGCAGAAAAAGTAAATTCGGACGATGACGCACTGATTAAGCGAGCAATTATCACTTATTGTAAAGCAAATTTCGGTTATGATAACCCGGATGCCGAGCGTTTTCAACGGTCGTATGACATACTCCGGCAAGAGTTAAGTTTGTCAAGTGATTATAAGGCGGTGTCTGTTGATGCGACATAATGATGTTATTTATTTGTTGTCTACTGATGTTGTCTACAATGAATACGGTGTACCAAAAGAAGTAACGGCTGAAAGAAAAGTTTATGCGAATCAGTTAAGTGTTAATGCAAATGAATTTTATACTGCAGGTGTGCAAGGGTTAAAACCGGAACGTCAATTTGAAGTTTACGCTTTTGATTATGGTGACGAGACATACCTTTTATGCAATGATGTAAAATATCGAATCATTCGCACGCAAGTAAAAGGCGAGAAAATACGATTGATATGCGAGCGTGAACGAAATGGCTAAAATTAAGGACTTAACAAAAGAAATTGTATCTGCCTTGGAGGTTTATACTACGGCAGTATCAGAACAAATTGAGAAAGAAAAGATTGACGTAGCGAAGGAAGCAGTAAAAGAACTTAAACAAAAGAGTCCAAAGGATACCGGTGAATACGCAAAAGGTTGGAAACGTTCTAAGGTAGGTACAGCACAAGTCGTCCATAATGCTACTGGATATTCGTTAACACACTTACTCGAAAAAGGGCATGCCAAGCGTGGCGGTGGACGAGTTCCGCCAAAAATCCATATTGCACCTGTTGAAGAAAAAGCTATAGAAGAGTTTGAAAAACGTGTGGAGAAGGTGATAAGAGGATGACGGTACTAGAATTAGTCAACATTTTGAAAGCTACCGGTTATCCTGTAGCTTATTCGCATTTCGAATCAACTGAAAAAAATCCGGCACCGGACCCACCGTTTATTTGTTATGTGCTTCCGCAAACAGACAACTTCATGGCGGACAATAAAACGTATCACAATATTAGCAGTGTCGACATTGAACTTTACACTGATTTCAAAGATTTCGAAGCTGAACAAAAATTAGAGAATTTACTAGACTTATATGAAATTCCGTGGAATTCATATGAAGCGTATATCGAATCCGAAAAAATGTATCAAAAACTATACGAAGTGAGGTTGATATAAAATGCCTGAAAATAGAGTGACATTTGGTTTACAAGATGTTCACTATGCACCTTATACAATTGGTGAAGACGGAACAGTAACATATGAAAAACCAATTCGTTTGCCAGGTGCAATTGAATTATCACTTGAACCACGTGGAGATATGGTTGAACATTATGCGGATAACATGTTGTATTATTCTGCATCAAATAACCAAGGTTATGAAGGCACGTTGTCTATTTCTCATATACCGGAACAATTTTTAATTGATGCCTTGGGCGAAGAAAAAGATGAAACAGACATGGTATTAAGCGAAATCGCAAACAAACAGGGTAAACCATTTGCTTTGTTATTTCAATTCGAAGGTGACGTAAAGGCAACTCGTCATGTATTTTACAATTGTACAGCAAACCGCCCAACAATTGCGTCCACAACAAAGACTGACTCTGTAGAGCCAAATGCAAACGAATTAACGTTTGTTGCTAGTGCAATTAACATCAACGATAAATTATATGTAAAAGCTAAAACGACACCATCAACACCTCAAAATGTTTATGATAATTGGTATGAACAGGTATATATTCAAGGGCAAACGCCAGTCGTATAATGAGGTGATCTAATTGGAAAAAACGATAGAAATTGATGGAAAACAAGTTAAATTGAAGTCTCATGCTGCTATTCCATTAATGTATAAAGCACAATTTGGAAGAGATTTTTTTGGCGACCTTGTTAAAATGAATAAGTTAAAGGACTTTGACCCGTCTAAAGAAAATTACGAAGCGCTATCTTCATTAGATAGCACTATTTTTTATAATTTAATTTGGATATATGCAAAAGCAGCTGATAAAACAATTGATGACCCAATTACTTGGTTATCTCAATTTGACTATTTTCCACTCGAAAAGGTAATGATTCAAGTTACTGATTTATTAAACCATTCATTTAAAACTAAAAAAAAATGAAAAATGGCGATGCATCGGAAGGTGAAACAATCACTACCGATGCTTTTTTGTTGTGTTGTAAGATTGCGAAATTAACAAGGGAAGACCTTGAACTTATGGATATAGGAAATTGCCTTGATTATATAGATGAATTTACAGAGTTTATGAAGCCGAAAAAGGAAAAGAAAGCAAGAAAAGCGACACAAACTGACTTTGACTCCTTCTAAAAAGAAAACCTTGCTTATTTTTTTGCAATCCTAGAGCAAAATATGATGATTACAAAGCATCCAAATAGGGTGCTATTTTTTATTGTTTGAAAGGGGTGATTAAAATAGCGAATAAGAGAATCAAGGGCATAACAGTGGAAATTGACGGAAGCACTACTGGATTAGATAAGGCATTACAAGACGTTAACAAACGCAGTCGTGATTTATCTAGTGAGTTAAGAGAAGTAGAAAATGCATTAAAATTTAATCCTGGTAACGTTGAACTGTTGGCACAAAAACAACAATTATTAACACAACAAGTCGAAAATACATCGGAAAAATTAGAACGTTTAAAAAGTGTACAAGACCAAGTTCAACAGCAATTTAATAAAGGTGAAATTGGCGCTGACCAATACCGTGCGTTCCAACGTGAAATTATAAAAACGGAAAGCCAATTAGATGGGTTTAAAAAGGCTTTAGCATCAGTTGATGATAATAAAGCACTTGATAATCTAGGAAAAGATTTTCAAAACGTTAGAAAAGAAGCTGACAACGCAAAAGAAGAAATTAAGAATGTTGGATCCGAACTAGCCGGAACAATTGCCGGTATTGCAGCTGGTGGCGGAATAGCAGGAGCAATTGAAAAGTCACTTGACATGTCGGAACTTAACACAAAGATAGATATATCCTTTAATGTACCGGAAGAATCGAAAGCAGCAGTTAAAGATGCAATCAATACTGTTTCTGCTTATGGTGTTGATGCAGAATCCGCACTCGAGGGGGTTCGTAGACAGTGGGCGCTAAATAAAGATGCAAGTGATGAAGCAAATGCCGCAATTGTAAAAGGCGCCGGGACAATTGTAGCTGCCTATTCAGGTGTTGATTTTACAGAGTTGATCCAAGAAGTGAATGAAATGTCTAGTTCATTAGGAATTTCTAATGAAGAAGCATTAGGGTTAACTAATTCTCTTTTAAAAGCAGGATTCCCACCTGAACAATTAGACATTATTTCTGAGTATGGTCAGCAATTACATGATGCCGGTTATAACGCACAAGAAATACAGGCAATCATGGCAGCGGGAATCGACACAGGAACGTGGAATATTGACAATCTTTTGGATGGTTTAAAGGAAGGAAGAATCCGTTTAGCTGAATTTGGTGCAGGAATTGATGATGCTACATCCCAAATGTTAGAAGGAACAAATATTTCAGCTGACCAATTACAGTCATGGGGTCAATCTGTAGCAAAAGGCGGAGAAGATGGTAAAAAAGCCATGCAAGATGTCGCACAGGCACTAATGGGCATTAGTGACGAGACAAAGCGTAATCAATTAGGTGTGGCTATTTTCGGTAAACGAAAGTTGTGCCGAAACAAAACCGGGCAAAATCGGTGGAAGCTAAGTGAATCGGCGTGAATAAAGTGCGCCGATTCATATGCCAACACCGAGGTAACAGGGAACACCACCCTGCACCGTAGAGCGTAGGCGGTGAGCGTTAAGGTAGCAATAATCCGCCCAAGAGTGTCCGGCAACCAATGTTTTGTTGGTTGAAAATGTACGCCGAACCGGGCTGAAATTGACCAGCCGTATCCCAAAAGGGTATGAGGGAAACCTCCGGAAGCAAAGGATAAAAAGCCTTTGCGATAACAAATTGACAATGTGGGAAGACCAAGGGACTAATATTACGGAAACATTACTGAACATGAATGACCACATGACCACAGCAAAGGAAAATCAAGACAAATTAAATGAGTCCGTTAAAAAAGTGGATTCGTCGCCAACAGTCGAATTCAAAAAAGCACTAAATGATTTAAAAATAGCGTTAGAGCCAGTATTAGGTGTAATTGCAGAAGTTATTTCTAAGATAGCAGAATGGGTACAAAACAATCCACAATTAGCAGCAACAATAACTGCTATAATAACCGTTTTAGGCATATTATTAGGTATATTTTTAGCAATCTCCCCAATCATCACTGCGCTATCAGCGGCAGCTGGCGTATTAGGCGTAAATATTGGTGCTATTGCAGCACCTGTTTTAATTGTAATAGGGGTTATAACCGCCCTAATAGCTACAGGTGTAGCACTATGGCAAAACTGGGATACAGTTAAAGCAAAAGCATCAGAAATATTTGAGAACGTTAAAAATACTATTGTTAACGCATTTAACGCAACAAAAACATTTATAACGGATATGTGGAATAATATAAAAAACTTTTTAACAACAACATGGGACAACATTAAAAGTAAATCATCTGAAGTTTTTAACGGTATTAAAGATAGTATTGTGAATGCATTTGAAGGAGTTAAAAGTAAAATATCTGACATATGGTCTGGCATATGGTCAACAATAAGAGGATTTATCAACCTAATCATTGGAGGAATCAATACCATGATAGGCGGTTTAAATAAATTAAAATTTAGTGCGCCTGATTGGGTCCCTGGTATTGGTGGTAAGTCATTTGGTATTAATATTCCTAAGATACCAAAACTTGCAACAGGCGGGGTTGTAAGTTCTCCTACATTAGCTATGGTTGGTGATGCAGGACTTGGAAACCCGGAAATTGTTGCACCTGAAAAGATATTGAGACAAATCATATCTGATGTTATGCGAGGAATGTCTGGTCAATCATCTATTGTTATCCAACAAATGAATGTACGTGAGGAAACAGATATTAAAAAGATTGCTAGAGAACTATATAACTTACAGCAGGCGCAAAAAAGGGGGTTGGGTTATAGATGAGTGAACATGATATCTACTTAGATGGACGAAACTTAAATGAGTTTGGTCTTTTTTTACGCCCTGAACATGAGCACTCAATCCCCGATACTCGTGATAATACTATTGAATTACCAGGTTTAAATGGCCTTAGAGACATGGGCTCTACTCTTGGACCTAGACAGTTTATGTTACCAATAGGAATTGTCCCTCAAAAGAACAAATACGATTTACAGCACATCATTAGACAATTCACTAGGTTTTTATT